TTTTGGGAACGTTCGTGTTGTGCTTTACCACCTTTACAAATGATAGCACCACAAACGCATTCAATTTTTTCTTTCTGATATTTAATTAATTGTTCTTTATTTGCTTGATAATGTATTTTTTTTTTTTCAGAAATTTTTTCTTGATTTTTTGCACAATATTCTTTACTATAATTTACAATTTCTTCTATTGTTCTTTGTGGTTTTTGAGCATTACAATTTTTAATATTATCATACCAATATCTTTCACGACAAACTAATTCTTCTATTGTTTTACAAGGAAAATTCTCAATTAAAACAATACGACAATTTTTAACACCAAATTTTTGAAATAAATCACATGCTTTACTTCGTATTCTATCTTTACCTTCCAAAAATAATTTATAATTATCACGATGTTGGGACATTCTTTTTGATAATTTTTGAGTTGATGAACCTACATACGGAAGAAAATCTTCAGTTGTTTCAGCAATTATCTTATAAATTTTTCCTTCGCTATAATTCGGCATACCTTATTATACCTTATTTTATCTTTTTAAGCTTTTTAAGGACTAACTAAAAGAAACTCCTTAGTAAATCCATCCATAATAATATTCAATTTTTGTAGTACTACACTCATCGTGCCAGCGGGAGTAGATGATGATGATGAAAGGGTAACACTAAGAACCTCTTCGGTTGGAAGAAACGGGCCCACCTGATTTAAAGGGTCAAGTTCATATTGTATTTGGGTTTCATAGTAATAAGAGATTAAACTTTTATCCACTAATACACATGCTTGATATGCGGTGTTAATTGTAGGCGTGATTGTTTGATCGAAGATATAATTGCGTTTGCTATGATAAAAAGTTGGATCACCTACTTGTGGCTTTGTGTATATCGTGCAAAATATTTGAGCATCGTTTGAGGTTTGAGTCACGTTAAAGTAATTGAATGAGATTCCCTTAATGTCAGCAACCGTAGTAGTAGGCGATTGGGGTGCGAAATAATAGTTGAACTTTGAGCCAATAGCAGTGTTAATAAATGCCCATCCAGAGTAACTATATGTGTTTCTGATTAAAAGATTTGTTGCGGGAGGATAAGTCGAATCAGCATATATAGCAGCACTACTATAAATAAGACTACTATTCACCATATTTCTAGAGTAAGGCACACCACTAAATGTCAATCCAGTTGTTGATAATACAGATGTATTAGTCCCATCATTTATTGTTAGCGTTCCAGCAGTTGAATCCAATCGCAATGTTTCAATCGTTCCATTATTATAATATAATGAAGTCAAATCTGATTTTGAATAAATATTTTCTCCTTGATTAGTTAATTGAACTGATGGATTATTATCAGTAACATTTACATAAACTTTTGAATTAATACCATTACCTTGAAGAAAACGATTATTATTATCATTAGTTGGTGGTTGTAAATTACCTTGATAAGTACCAGTTGAATCTTGAACATTAATTCTATTTCCACTATACATATTTGTTTGGTATCCAGAAGCAACATTTGTGAAATTCATACTTCCATTTTGAATATTCATAGACGCTACACTATTATACATGCTAATAGATGGAAAATCGACATCAAAATTAACGGTTAATTTAGCATTATTTGAAATAGTTCCAGTTATTCCAATATTTTTCACATTACTAATATCATTTCCAGAAGTATCAATAGTCTGAGTTGCTGGATACTCGCTCCACTTTTCAATAACATCACTTTGATCTATCCACACAGAACCAAGAGTATTTCGAGATAGCAATTGTGTATCTGTTCCACTAGAACCGGAAGAATCAATAATATTTACTAATTCAATCGTATCCACATTCTCAATATTTTGGTCTGCTATATCAACTGTTTGTGTTGCTGGAAATTCCGACCAGTAACTTGCCGAAGAGGGATCACTATCTACCCATATTAAACCAGTCGCGCCATCAGAACCGATTATTTGACCAGGAGTTCCGGATTTGTCAAACTGAATCATCGCATTGACTTTACTGTTAACGTTTTGAAATTGAGAATAATTCGAATACTTACTTATGGCACTCATAGATTAACATTATAAAATATTTTATAATATTAAACTAAAATGGAAGCTGTTGGAACAGTTTTTTTGCTCTATATTTTTTTTGTATCTTCTCTTTATTGGACTTATAGTATGATAATTTGCGAGATAGATGAGCCTGACGATTAGCGTGATAATGGGCTCTCTGATATGCCGCCCAACTTGCTTTATCTTTTTGATTACCTTCAATTCCTGTATAACATTTATTTTTATTAACACATTTAATAGTATCTATCCATTTTTGCTCTATTTTAAATCTTTCTTCTATATTACATTCTTCGAGCAATTCTATTTTATATTCTTCGGAATCAATTACATCAAAAGAAGAAATACATTTTGAATTATTTCCTGATTTAAAAGCCCAATGGGATAAAATATGTTGAGCCATTCTAACATTCAAAGGATTACAAGTCGAACCAATATAAACTTTATCATTCACTAAACTACTTAATTTATAAATCTTTGCCATTCTATTTTATAACAATATTTTTCTAATGTTTCAAACGCATTTTCTAATATTTGGCTTTAAGTCGTTTATCTTACTAAAGGTATCCAACGGCACACTAATACATCCGGAGGGACGTTATACTCTTTACATTGCGCCTCTACAATTTCTAAGAACTCACATAAACTATACCCAAGTTTAAAAAGTTGAATATAACTCGCGCACCATCTTCCACATGTACAGATTGAGGGAGATTGATGTTGTAGCGGGGTTTTATTGTAAATAACTTCGTAGTCATCTGGTACACTTTTAATTAAATCCTCTAATTCTTTTTTGGTATTGCCTAATATTTGATTCATTGTTCTAGATATATAGTTTAATTCGTCTTGTAACTTTACACCGTAAGAGTCCATCATAGAAATAACTTTATTTCTTTTGGTGATGGCACACCAGTGACCCTGGTTTTCTGCACTCTCAATTAAAATTATCACGTAATCCCCTTCATTCGGTAGTAAATCATCCATCGTTTTAAAGTGGTTTAAATCACCATACTCTACAAAACGGCAATCTTGACCAAGGATAGTACGCATATCAGTATCACTTAAACTATAAGCAAGAGTTTTCTCTAACTCAGCAAGTGCCCTCTTTTTTTTTATCTGTTTCAATCTATCAGACATATATTTAATGAATAATTTTATTTTTTATATTGAACCAATTCATTATGTTTTTTTGATTTTTCATGTTTTAATTTACTATCTTTACGAATAATGCAACCACATTCACATTCATATTTTTCACCCCTTTTTTTATTTATTTCTTCATGATGATTTTCAGCATATTTTTTTTTATAAAATTTTACTTTATCAGCATTTTTAATAGAATATTGTTTTGATTTTTCTTTAACCATTTCAATATTTTTTTTATACCATTCATGTTGTTGTTGTTTAATATCTTCTTCACTGATATATGCTTTAACTTTATTTATACATTCACATAAATCCATATGCTTCTGCTCACACATTCTTAATTCATCTTTTGAGTTGCAAGGAAACGTTTCAAGCAAAACAATATAATAATTTCCATTTTTTATGATATCATAAGATATACATACACGATTTCCTTCTTTATAATATTTATAAGCTTCAACATGTTTTGCCAATCTTCTTGCTAATGTTGTTTCACATGTTGAACCAATATATTTTTTTCCAGTATCACGACAAATAATAGCATATATTTTTCCTCGTTGATACTTCTCCATTCTACTCTTTTATACGCTATTCTCTTTAATTCTTTTTCAATTTAAATAATTTTTCAAATCGTATTTCTCGTTTATCTTTTGAAAGTGTCATTCGTTTTTCTTTCTTCCATACACATTCCCATTCTTCGGGAGCTTCATAACTTGATACAAATACGATATTTTTTTGACTTAAATATTTTGCCCTTTCCCAGAACTCATCATGATTAAAGGAAGAACCATACCCTTGTGTTCCTTCATACGGCGGATCACAATATACCACAGAATTTTCCATATCAAAATCCAAGTAAGATTTATTATGGAATTCAACATTTTTTAACATTGGTTTTATTTTATTGTATGAATTTTTAAACTCACGGAAGAAATCTCTGTCTTTATCTCTGTCTTTATATATATGGCGTTCCAAATACATACCCCAGGATTTACCCCCATAACTCATGAAGAACCTGTAGAAACATCTCCTTTGGCTTGGTATTGGGTCTTGTTTGTAAAGTTTGTATTCTATCTCATTTGGAAGAAAATCGAGAGCAAAATCGTCTTTCCAGAATAAATACAAATCTGTTTCGATATCATTCGCAATCACTTTTTTGAATTCTTTCACATTTTTTACAATTCCACATGAACCACAAAAAAGATCATAAAATTCATATTTGGATGGATCTACCTGTGATTTTATAAAGTCTGTCAATTGTTTCGAAATCATGTGTTTACCTCCAATGTATTTCATAAATTATAATATTTTATTATATTATGAATCTTTCGCAACTTGAAAAACAAAAGAATGAATTAATTGAATATATCAAAGAAGTTAGGTTACAACATGATAATATGATTAAACTAAAACGAGATGAAAAACTTGCTATAATGACAGATATAAGACATATGTTGGAAGCAAAGAAACAAATTATGAAAGAATTAATGACGCAGAAAAAAGAAATAATGAGATTAATACGAGAACATAAAAAACAAAAAAAACAACCACAAGAAGAAATAATAACAATTAAAAAAAAAATTCATCAATTAAAATCAAAGCCTTTAAAATTAAAAAATATAGAATATCCTCGATTTGAAGAAATAAAACTACAAAAATATGAACCATTACAATACGAACACGAAACTATACCATTTATGTTAGAAACCCCAAAATATGAAAGAAATTTACATCTGTATCATCCTTTAGTAATGAAACATCCAAAATTAACTTACAATTTTTCCAGTCCTAATCCACAAGGTAATGAAGAATATATGAGTGTTCAAAGAGCAATTATAGAAAAAAGAACACTTCCTGAATTAAAAAAAAGTTTAAATGATGCTATTGAATCTGGATTTATACAAATGACACCATTAGGAGATGATGTATATTCTGTTAAATCCGGAAGAATGAATATTGGTAAGATTGATATGAAAAATTTACCAAGTATAAAAAATATAATATTAAAAATTCATGAAAAAAAACATAAAGCAGAAGTTCAAAAAAATTGGAAAATAAAAAGAGATATAATAGATAAACATAAGCAAGCATTTCAAAATAAATAATTTCTTTAAGTCATATAATTAAAATAAAATTGAAAATAACTTAAAGATATTTTCTTTAGGTTATATATAGAATGTTAAGAACAGAGAAACAATTCGTCAAAAAATTTTCAGGAATGCTAATAGAGGCAATAAAGACATTTTATGGATACGATGATTATGGAAATCCGTATGATGCTGAATATTGGAGTTTGGATGAAAATAACAATCGTATTTATCAAAAATATGAAGGAACTGATATTCCTGTACGAGGAATAAAATATAAAAAAGATGGTAAATGTTATGATTATAACAATGAGTTGATTATTCCTCCGCAAAAATTCAAAATGGAAAAACTAATCGAAACAAAGACATCATCTCTTCAAATTGGAATGTTTGAAAATCAAGAATTAGTGGAACAATGTGTAATTGAAACAAAAAATCTTTTGGAAGAAAGACCTCAACTCGTAATGTTTGGAAAACCTGCTTGTCAGCCTCGGAATGTTGGATTTTTTAGCGATACGTCAATTGGATATAAATATTCAACAACTATGATGGCATCAAAACCATTAACTGATGGACTAAAAGAAATGCTTGGAATCGTTAACTCATTATTTCCTGGCGCAAACTTTAATGGAATATTAATAAATACATATCAAGATGGAAACGATAATATAGGTAAACATAGCGATAATCAAAAAGAATTATCACCTGTTGGTGTTATAGCAATATCTCATGGAGCAGTTCGTAAATTTCGTATACGCGATAAAGATGGAAAAATTATAAAGGATATTCCTACAACAAGTGGTTCTATAATGTGGATGGAGGGAGATTTTCAAAAAGAATTTACACATGAGATTCCAGTTGAAAAAAAAGTAAAAACAAGTAGAACATCATTTACATTCAGATCTCATAATATTTAATTTTATAATTTAAAATAAAATCTAACAAATAATTATAAATGGAAGAACTTTTAACAAAATCTTGGAAAGATAGAGGAGTTTCTGATAATTCAGTTAAGTTATATTTATTCCAATTAAGACAACTCAACGGAAGCGAACCAATTGAAGATATCGATTTTTTAAGAGACGTATCTAGAGTTTTAAAACATCTTGAGAAATACAAGTCTTCAACTGTTCGAACCAAATTAATTTCTGTTATCGCTGCTTTAAAATGCTTCGATGAACCTCAATTACTTAAGGAATATTCAGAAATCGTAAAACAGATTAATGATAATACAGATGCTACAATTAAGAGCGAATCACAAGAAAAGAATTGGATAAATAAATCTGAAGTTATGGAGTTATGGAAGAAATATGATAATGAAGTCTCCACTTTTGCGAATAAACGTAAAATAACAGAAAATCAAAAAGAGACACTTTTACGTTTCATGATACTTTCTCTTTATACATTGATTTCTCCTCGTCGTAATAAAGATTTTTATTTAATGAAAATTGTAAAAAAAATAACTCCAAATTTATCTGATGAGTTTAATTATTTGGATTTAAAAAATAAATGCTTTTCTTTTCGATCTTATAAAACTGCCAAAACATATTCGGAACAAATAGAAAATATTCCCGCACCATTATGGAATGTGATAAAAATATATCTTAAATTTCATTCAAAAGATTGTGATTGGTTTTTATGTATTGATGACAAACCTCTTCCACATTCAAATAGTATAACCCTTATTTTAAATAAAGTGTTTGGAAAGAAAGTTGGTTGTTCTTTACTAAGGAATATTTTCATGACTGATAATTTTAAAGAACTACAACCTATGCTAGAAGACTTAAAACAAAAATGTCAGGAATTAGGGACCAGTCCAAGTAATGCTCTTAACAATTATATAAAAAAGAATTAATGAAATTGTCACATTAAACACGAATAAAAATAGGCACATAATGGACGCCGACCTCCCTACAGTATCGTCTTAAATATATAAAATATAACAAATAATTCATCTTCATATATCTAGCCAATAATTCAAAACTAAAAAACAAATAGAAAACAAAATTTGAGTAAAATAGGAAACTAAAAAAGAATTATAAAACGAAATATAATTATTTAATTGAAAAAAATTATAAATATAATTATTTTATAATCAAAAAATAATATAAAACCTTATAAATTTTAAAATTTATAACATGAAATATAATTAAAATATGATTTCTTATAATTCTTTTTTCATATTTAATTATAATATGAATTATAATTAAATTTTTATGATTTATTTTTATTTTTCTTGCTTGGTTACAATAACAATATAATAAATGTAATATTTTTTCTGCTTGATTATGTAGCAACCCCGCGTCCATTGCGAGCAAATTTTGAATTCTATTTGTTTTCGACTTTTGCTTCTCCTCTATAAAGATAGGGATATTAAGAGCATAATAGGTAACAATATTTTTAATCGTCTCTGACAGAAACGGATTCTGTTTAACACGAATAAAATAAGCACGCGGGGCGTTTTCTTATTGACATGTAGACAAAGATGAATGAAAAAGATTAAAACCGTGATGACAAACAGTAACGAGTTCTTTCGTGATTGTGATTTTTCAATTCTCTAGCAAGATTTTATTTTTATTTTCATTTTTTATTTTTTTTATTTTTATGGGGTAATTTTGTATATTCCGAAGAAAGGCAACTTAAGGCGTTCCTTCTAGATAAGTTAAATGTTTTGTTGAGTAGTTATAAGCAGTTATAAGTCGAAACAGGGCACATTCTACATCTTGTGCGCACGCTTACTAGGACGCTTTCCACCGGAACTCGCGAACGAGTGAATAGCACCACCAGATGATTCACCGCCAGACATTACCCCCCCCGACATAGCCCTGCCATGTTGCTTCTTGTATACTTTGTGTAGAGCTGTTAGAGGCATATTTGAAATTTTACCACCCACGAGACGAGAATACTCGATTGTAGAGATTGGGTCTACTTCAGTAGATTCGTTCGTTTTCAAAACTATTTCTTTGGTCAACATACCGGTGTACAGGTTACTGACTCCCTGACTCGTAACCATTATTCCGGAGTTAACACAAATGAGCACCAACTCTGGTGTAATTGGGTATGCCTGGGTATTGTAGACACTCAGGTTAAATTGGAAATTGAAGTTCCCTTGTGAACCTGCTGACAAATAATTTGGAAGACCAAAATCAATAGTAGGGTTTATCACAAGCATAGCTCCAGTCGTAGGAATTAGTTCTCCACTACCTTCTCCAGTAGCAACAGATGCTTCACCATAAAACTCATTATAGTTCTGACTCGAACCATTTCGCATAGACATTTTCCAAAGATCGACTTGAGTAGCAGAAGATAGGAGACCAGATGCGTTGTTAAAGTTACAGACAATGTTTTGAATTGGTAAGAAAGAACTGGTGTAAGTCCAGTTTTGCTGGCTCATTGGAACACGAGCAACTATAATCATTTTATCTGGAACTTGATTCAACTGAATAGAGTTGGATGTCAATTTATACACTTGTGGTTGTCCAGCGGTAGGATCCCAAGCAGGTAGTGCCTGAGAAGTATTTGAGATGAAACGTGGGTAGTCCATGTATGGGCAGACGTTTTTAGTTGAGACAATATCCGTTGGCTGTAGAGAAAGATAAGTAAATAGAAGTTGGCAAGTTTGGAAACAATTTTGGTTCAATGAAATAGATGAGATGTAGTTGGTAGCAGAAGACCATAGTCTTTTACATGAGGCGTCAATATTAAACACCATTGCCATGTTATTTACTCCTAGGATTCCCTGGGAACTAAATTCCGGATCGCACCAGGTAAATGGACTTAACCCAAATAGAGGCTCTGTAACAGTGGTATTTACTGTAATCACCCAGTTCTCACCTTGATCACCTTCGCCAAGAGATACAAGAGAATCATCGACAGTACCATCTCCTTGTGTATGAACAACTGTAAAAGTAGCTGGAAAAGCACCACGAGGGTCAAAATCCAAATCTAGCGAATTGTTTGCGAAACCTCCTAGAGGATTGTTTGTGGCCTGAACAGCATTGCGATACGCACCCCACTGAGAATCCGGTAAAGATGGACTTGTAGAGTTGTATCTATACAATTCACGAGCAGAGTTCATTCTCGTTATTTGAGCGAATATATCTTGTGTATTTGCCGATACATTGGTGTTGTTAATTGTGCATGATGATGTTGTAAATAGAGAGTTCAGTGGGAATACTTGGAAAGCATCTGTACTTCCATAATCAAATGCCAATTCACCTGCTGGAACATCAGCTGATGCTGGAATAGTGATATTAAATGAAAGACTTGCCTGAATTAATACATTTCTGTCAATCACAATATTTTCCGATGGAACTTGGACCTGAAACACAAGGGAAGAAGTAGAAGCAGATGTTGCGGCTATCTGTTGCTGAGTCGATTGGGCACCGCCACTCATTACCCCGTAGACTTCTTTATCAGTAATATCCGCAATCCTCGAGTCTTTTATAAGTACTGTCTTGAATGAATCCATTATACTTTTACAAAAGAAAAAAATATTTTTAAATGAACCTAAATATTTCCTATATTTGAGATAGCATTTATTTCATCATTGAATCTTTTTTAGTGAATAAGACTTTTAATGTACAGCAGCAACCGGATCCTAAATAAAATGGTGTCAATATTCCCACTTTATTTTTCCAAAAGATGCTTACATCAAAATTAGTCAATGGCGTGTTGCCTTGTAACTCAATGAGGCGATACTCGGCGGTCGGATTGTAAACTATATTTGGTTTGTAAAAACTACTATCTGTAACCATATCAGTAATAATTTGTTGAAAGTTAGAATTATTTCCAAAATTGCCAAGTATACTTCCTTGAACAAATACAGTAGGTTTTGAAACTTGATTCGGTACTATAGGAATAGTATTGGAAGTAAATACAATGGAAGAAATGGGTGACCATGCTGATATCGTAGGATATTCTTGAATTACTTCTATAACATTATATGTTTCTCCTGTAATAACATCAAGGTAAGAATAAGAATTGAATCCAGCATAATTTTCTACTATAATTTGAAAATTTCTTCCTTCATCATTATATCCAAGTCTTAAAGCATTTAAAGAACCAAATATATCATACAGGGGTGAATTCATATAAAAATAGATTGGCGTTGTATTTGTTGTCAAGAAAGATTCCTCAAACATAATTCGAGCAATATTTGCTGATCCATCCCAAGCAAAAACGGGTGCTACAGCAGTTGATGGAATTCCTGGATTAGCTGCTACAAAATCCGTAAAAGCTGCTAATATTTGTTGATTAATGAGAGAAACAAAATATTCAAAAGTATAGCAATAATAATATCCAGTAGAATTATCTTGAATTGATATACCATTTATTGTAACGAATGGAGGAGCCGATAAAAAAGTATTTTGAGGTGACCATGTAATGAATGTTTCTTCGCTAAAGATTCCATTATACGAAAATTGAAAAGAATATATCGTTTGATTAAGATTACCGGTTGGATTAACAAGTGGGTTTGTTTGAATAGTAGGAATAAATATAGGAAGTGTTGCTGTATCTAGAGTAAATCGAATGATTGACATATAGTAATCCTGAGGGCACATTAAAAAGGGGGTATTTCGAGACTCGTTGAAATATACAACTGGCGGTGAAACACTTGTACTTTCTATATTAGCAATTTGTATATCATAATATATTTTATCAGAACTTGCTTGATTCTTATATTGATTCAATTGCGACATATAATATTAACAAATATTTTTTTCTTTTTTAATTGTATAATGACGGCTCAATTTAATCCTGAAGTTCGCAACTTGTATGAAGAAATTATCAAACGTAATGTAGTGCGTAATCCTAGAGATAATTTTGATTACATGCCTCAAAGATATGGAGGTGGACGTGTTAGAGAAGAGGCTTTGTGCGGAAACGATGGACATTATCCTAGTATTTCTCAAATCGAGAATTCAAATTTTGGTGGAGCATATGGTCGCGCTTCTCATCCCATTGCTGTTGGAAGCGGTCGCAAATGCGGAGGTGTTGGTGTGCTAAAACAGGCTAGAGTCGAGCCTTTTATTAATGAACTCGACCAAGATTATATGCCTGTATCTGCTTCTCATGGTTCCGGTCGTGCTCCAAGATTAACTAAAGCAATTAAGGATCAGATTTTAAGAGAACATCCTGAATTGAGAGAACATGTTATGCGTGGTGGTAAAGTCGATTGGGGAAAGATATGGAAAGGTGTAAAAAATACTTTGGGGTTTGTCTCAAAGGCTGCTCCTATTGCTGCTCAAATCGCAGGACCGGAATATTCTGATACTATTGGAAAAGTTGGTGATATATCTGGTGCTATAAGTGGCATGGGAAGAAGAAAGAAAGCTGGATCTATGTCACTTGCTGCTGACCTTATTGGAAATTATGCAACAAGAAGACGAAAAGGTGGTAATTTTAAATCTTTTATGAAAGATTTTGGCACTGGTTTTAAACAAGGAATGAAGGGAGTTACTAAAGTTGCTGCTCCGGCTCTTGGCGTTGCTTCTATTTTCCAACCGGAACTTTTGCCACTTGCTGCCGCAACTGGACTTGCCTCAAAAGCAATGGGTAATGGTCGTAAAAGAATGACTCTCCCAAAATCCGGACACAAGAGACTTGTTGCTAGAGGAGATATTGTCTCAGCAATTATGAAGCAGCGTGGTGTTTCTCTAGGTGAAGCAAGCAGAATTGTGAAACAAGAGGGACTATATTAATTAATCATTAAATAACATATGTAATGATTTATCTACAATAAGGACACATACCACAATCACATAAATTACGAAGTTTTTTATTTTTAAGGTGAGATTTATCTACCTTATGTGCTTTTGAAGCTGGATCC